CAGGGGAAAATGCGGTAATTAATTTTATTGTAAATGGTGTTTCTTATGAAAGAACAACTGATGCTAATGGTAGAGCAATACTGCCGATTAGATTAGACCCTGGAAGTTATATGTTGGAGGGTATTGTAAAAAGAGGAGCTGCTGGAGAGAATCCTCGTTTAGAACAAACAAGATTACTGATTGTACATTAAAAATTGATAGGGGGATTATTTTGGGATGATTAGTGAAGAATGTGAAAAATGTGCATTTTATGATCCTTGTGATAAAGAGGTTCCTTGTTGTTTTGAAGATGCAATTATAAAATGCAGTATTTTAAAGGAATATTTGGATGATTTAAAATTTAAAAAGAAGGTGGGATTATGAGTAAAGAAAGAAGAATGTATGAATTGTATGGTAATGATATGAATCGTATTGCGTACTGGTTGGTAAATAATAATAAGAAATTTAATACTCGACCGAAATATGGTTATCAGGGTAGAGAAGCAGATTATGCAACTATTATTCGTGTAATAAAAGAAAGAGGTACAAATTATCAAAGTGATGGTTTGATAACTGAATTTGTAGAATGTGCAATTGTAGACAATAAGGATCATTCATTTTTACCTAATTATGTGACTGGTAAAGATGGTAAAAGGTTTTATAAATCTACTTATGTGGATATGGCTAAAAGATGCAGTTTGTGGGAAGTTGAACATAATGGTCAATCTCCGAATTTTATTTGGTATGAAACATCAACAAATACTTCTGCTTCTTCTGTTGTTGTGGGTAATGTTACAAAGGGTATAAGTAATGCTACAAATACTAAGATTAGTGATTATAAATCATTGTACAATGCATTTTATAAAGGGGTGTATGGTTTGTATTATAATGATGTTTATACTCAATCTCAATCTTTGTCAAGGTTGAAAAGTAGATTGCCTTTGAACTGTACTGATTTGAATCAGTTGGCGTATTATAGTTTAAAAGAGCAGGGTTATAATGTTAGGATAGTTAGGGGGTTAATTTATTGTAATAAGACGTATGGTCATGTTTGGTGTCAGGTATTTTTGAATGGTAAGTGGGTTAATTTTGATGCTTCTGCTGCTGCAAAAGGTAAAGGGTTAGGTTCTTTGATTTGTGGTAGTAGGTTTAGTGTTACTAATATTAATCCTGCTTGGGCTGTAAGTGATGATGGGAGAACATGATTTTTTGATGGATTCTACTTTTTTTTAGTGGAATTCTTTATTTTTTTTATAAAAATAAGTAGTAATAAATAGAAACCTTTATATAGTATAGTAACCAATATAATAATAGAACTACAAGGAGGTGAAAAAACATTGAAATAATTGATATAATGCAATTAATACTCGAAATTATAGGTGTAATAATTGCATACAAACAATACAAAAAATAGTGGGATTAAATCCCACACCACACTTTAAAATTTAAAATTTTTATTATTTAAATTTTTTTAAAAAATGGAGGATAAAATGATACTAACAATAATAAACATAATATTATTAATAATATTAGCAATATTTATTTATCTTAATAGAGGAAAAAAACAAAATATTGTAATAATATTATTTATAATTGTAATAATTTTAAACATAATCGGGATTATTATTTAATCCTGATTTAACTTATTTAATTTTAAGGGGAAGAAAATAATGGAAAGAAGCACAATAAAATTAGAAGTAAGTTTAATTAATAAAATAAAAGAAATACAAGCATTAAACGGTTACAAATCAGTAAATGAAACAGTAAAACATATCCTGCCACAAGGAACAGTAACACCTGAAACAGTAACTTATGAACAACCTGCATTCACATTAAAAGATGGAGATATCTATAAGAACATCTCATGGAGTGAATTAAAAAAAGCAGAAGTAGGCACCCAATGGAGCAATAGTGAAACAGCAACAGTAATATACAAAGATGAATTTGGAGTACTCATAAGATTTATAGATTCTTACAAGGATGCTTATTTAAATTACTTCCACTTTTTATAAACGCAGCACAAGGATAAGGGTTTAATTTTGGGGGGATAAAATTTAAAACATATTTTTGATATAATATTTAATCGAGTAGAATGTTTTAAGTATGTTATAATTAACTCGTTGTAGACACGACAGTAGACATATTATCACATACTTATCAAATGCACTCTACATCAAACAATATAAAAAGAGAAAAATAGATTTGATAAATATGAGAACCAATGAAGAAATCCTAAATGAGATCCATTCTGTTAAAAATCATAAAAAAACAACACAGCACATTTACAAACATTCAATAAATAAATATTGTGAATTGAATAAGTTATCATTAGCCGAATTAATCGAAGAAGCAGAAAAAGAAGAAGAACAGGGTATACGATGGAAACATCGTACATTAAAAAGAAGATTATTAAATTTTCGCAAGTATTTGATGGATAATTATTATTATAACACTGTATCAAATACTTTCACACCAGTTCTTGTTGTATATAAATATTTTGAAATTGAAATACATGATCTGCCACGAATTGATAAAAAAAGTTATAATAATCCCAAACCTATCAGTTTTAAAGATTTACCTGATAAAGAAGTTATTCGTGAAGCAGTTAATATATGTACTTCTACCATGAAAGCTATTATATTATTCATGAGTAGTTCAGGTTGTGCCAGAAGAGAAACATTAAATTTAACTGTAATGGACTATATGAACGCAACTAAAGAATACCATAATACAGACAATATTATGGAAATGATAGATGTGTTAAATAATATTGATAATGTTGTCCCTACTTTTAATATTTTAAGGCAAAAAACACAGAAATATTATATTACCTATTGCAGTCCAGAAGCAGTCACAGCTATAAATCATCACTTACTATCAAGACAAAATTTAACACCAGAATCCCAACTATTCAAAATACATGAAGACTACCTAAACCAACAATTCATTAAAATAAACAATGAATTAGGATTAGGAAAAGCAGGAAACTACAACAGATTCCGCAGCCACATGCTCAGAAAATTCCACGCCTCAACACTATATAATGATGGTATGAGTCTGGACAAAGTAAATGACCTGCAAGGCAAATCCAAAAACAGTACTGATGAAGTATATTTCATGACCAATCCTGCTGATTTAAAACAGGAATATATTCAACATTTACCATCATTATCAATTAATACAGAAGTTGAAAAGATCACTGTTAAATCTCCAGAATTTTTAAAATTAGAAAATACAATTGTTGAAAAAGATGAAAAAATCAAAGATTATGAAAAATTAATCTATGATATTGATGAAAGATTACGAAATATTGAGAAAAAAGAAGAAAATTTCAAAGAAAATGACTTTGAAGATTTATTAATTTAAGGAAAAATATTTTTATAGTTTTAAGTTTATATAAAATACATGTTACTAAGGGAAAAATTATTATGAGAGATTTTTCTATTCAAGAGGCTATTGATATTATCAATTCTTTAGATAATACTTCTGAAATTCGTACAACAAATCATTTTAATATTAACAATGATTTAAGACATAATGATAAAGAATTGTGGAGTGATGTATTATTTAATCATGAGTTGTTAGGTATTAATAAGCAAGCTGAAAATAAATTTAAGTTGTGCTATAAGCACCCTGATAAAGAAAATAAAGATTTTTATCTTATTATTGTTATTAATGAATTTAAATCTTTGAAAATGATAACTACATATGAAGCTAAATCTAGTAGGAGGATTGGAGAAAATGAGTACAGGTAGACCTTTGAATAAAAATTATGATCCTGAATGTGATGCTTTAATGTTATATTATGCTGAAGAATATGATTATGATTATTCTTTGGAGTTAACTGATAATGTTATTGTTGATTTTGATAAAAATGGAATCCCTTGTGCTTTTGAGTTTTTAAATGCTTCTAAGTTATTTGGATTTGATAAAAGTAGTTTAATGAATATTAAAAAGATTAATATTACTATTAATGTTACTTCTAAGTTGATTGAGTTAAATACTTTAATTGTTGCACTTGTTCATAATAAAACAGTAAGTAATAGTTTACAGAAGAGTCATGTGAATAATGTTAATATTCCTGAGTTAAATCTTGCTTTTGTTTAAAAATAGATGATGGTTTTAGATGAAGTGGTAGTATTCTAGGAATACTTCGTCTTCATCATTGAATCTTATAAATGCTCCTTGTTTGTCTTTAAATACTATTGTTGCGTTTTGTTTTTCGTTTCCCCATGTTTTGCCTGTATTGTTGTTTTTCAGGTCTGTGAATGTTATGGGGGTGTTGTTTATTGTGAATATTGGTTGTTCTTTTATGAATTCGTAGTTTTCGTTTACTGTTCGGGGTATTAGTTGTTCTAGTGTTTCGTTTAGTGATTTGCAGTTGTTTTGTATTTTTATTAATTGTATTTTTTCAGCTATTTCTTTTTTTATTCTTATGCTGGTGTAGTCAGTCATTTTTTATCATCTTCCTTTTTTAGGTTTTATAATATAAAAAAAATATGGAGGGGGTTAGATTAATGGGTTTCAGTAGATGAAACTTATTAAAATAACCAACCATTTTAATATATTATTGAATGTATTATATTTATAATTCCTATTATGAAAAAGATGATCCATAATATTTTTGTATTTTTTGCTTGTTTTAATATTAATACTGCTATAATTAATTGTATTAAAATTAATATTGTAAATATCATGTTTAATTTTCCTCCTTAATTTTAATTGTGTATAAACTTTTATATATTTGAAAGAAGTAATATCTCAAATGTAAGAGGGGATTTTATTCCCTCCTACTTACTAGCAACATGATAATCCATGTTATGATTTGACACATCACTTCTAATATGTCTATGTTATCACCTCCATGTATTTCTATTATTATATTGTACTGCATAGTATATAAAGGTTTCTATTTTTTTAATTAAAAATATCAATACATTTTAATAACAAAAAAAGATAAAAAAATATTCATTATAAAAATGAACAATAACTTAACATTTCACAAAACTAATTAAACACCAAAATTTAGAACACAATGCGTTTCATTTTTTCATACTGAATAATGTTTAGTGTTTCATTATTTTTATTGAATATACTGTATTTTTAAGGTTTATTTTTTGAATAGAAACATTTATATTAACTTATAACATAAATATAAAAACAAGAAACACAATTGATGAATCCAACAAAAAAAATAATGTGTGGGGCGATTTATAATATGGATGATAAGGTTTATATTACTCAAATGGAATCAGCTTACAATATAATTGAAGATACAAATAAACAACTTGATGATAAAGCAATGAAAATGATTACTTTAATTAGTGCAATGCTTGCATTACAAGTTAACTTTTTCCTGCCCTCAATAGATAATATGGTAAAATGGGTATTATGTTTATTTATATTGGCGTGTTATTTTGGATCATTAATATGTTTCATCAAACCAACAATCCTAAAAAAATTTAAATATTATCCAAATGTGGAATTTATTAAAAAATGTTATGAATATGATTATTCCGAGGAGGAATATGTTTCAGAATCATTAGGAGCTTATGAAAACACTATTAACCATAATTTAAGTTTATTGAATAGTAAAAGTAAGGATTTACAATATGGTTTTTATTGTTTTATTGGGAGTATAATATTAAGTATTTTAATATTAGTAACTTACATAGTATAATATAAATTATGGTTGCTAAGAAGAACAATAAAAAGAAATCTAAAAAGAAGAAACGAGAATGGGCGAAAGTAGATAATAAGAATTATATAATGAAATCATTTACTAAAGAATAAAAAAATAATATGGCTTGTAAATAATGAAAATTTCTTAAACTAAATCAGGTAAAAAAAATAGGGGATAACATTGACTAATAAAAATGAAATTAAACTTTTTCAAAACAGTCAAATAAGAACCAAATGGGATTCTGAAATAGAAGATTACTATTTTTCAGTAATTGATGTTATAGCTGTACTTACAGAAAGTAAAAATCCTTCTCAATATTGGAGGACTTTAAAATCTCGTTTAAAAGAGGAAGGTGGGGAAAGTGTTACAAATTGTAACAGGTTGAAAATGCCTGCAGCTGATGGTAAATTAAGGTTAACAGATGTAGCAACTACTAAACAATTATTGAGAATTATTCAATCAGTACCTTCACCTAAAGCAGAACCGTTCAAACAATGGTTAGCACAATTAGGAAAAGAAAGACTTGATGAAATAGCAAATCCAGAACAAGCTATTGAAAGAGCAATAAATACTTATCGTAAAAAAGGATACTCTGAAGAATGGATCAATCAAAGATTAAGAAGTATCGAAATAAGAAAAGATTTAACGAATGAATGGAATCGTTCAGGAGTTAAACATGGTAGGGAATATGCAATTTTAACAGATGAAGTGAGTAAAGCATGGTCTGGAATGACTACAAAACAATATAAGAAACATAAAAATCTTAAAAAAGAAAGTTTAAGAGATAATATGACTAATACAGAATTGGTTTTAAACATGTTAGCTGAGGTAGCTACTACTGAAATTAGTCGTAATGAAAATCCTAAAGGTTTAAATGAAAGTAAACATGTTGCAAAACGCGGAGGGAATGTTGCAGGTAATGCAAGAAAAGATTTAGAAAGTCAATTGGGTAAAAAAGTTATTAGTAAACATAATTCTAATAATCCTGATTTATTGGATGATTAATTAATGAGTAATAAAATAGACTTAATAGTATGGAAATAAAATAGAAGAACAATTAAATGCAAAATAAGTAAATGTAATTCCTAGTTGATGAGGGGGTCTGTGATGCGGCAACATCTCGCCTCTCAAAAACTAGAGGCTACAAAAAATAGATACCACGAGTTGATAAAAATTTTAGTAACCAATACTATTTATTATAAAAAAAGATATTTAATATTTACTAAAAATATTTGTGAAGGATTAACTGATTATTTTTCAGCTTTTTCAATAGATACAGTTATTCCTTCATCAATATTTACAATCCAATGTAATGAATCCCCTAGTTCTAATTCTAATAATTTTATCACATCTTGGGGGACTATTGACCTAATAGAATTAGGTCCGCCTTTACTTAATTTTGTTGTATATTCTAAAATAGGCATACCTCCATTTTTATATTTCTTATATAATATATTCTGTTTTGCAGTATATATATTTACCTTTAATAAAGGTAAATATAATAACATTTATATACTATTAAGTATAATAGTTATTTGAAGAAGAAAAAATCAGGGCGGCAGCTCTGAAGAAGATCTTCTAAAAAATCCACGAGTGGGTAATATGGATAAGAATAAGATTGAAGTTTTTGGGAGAGTTCTTTCCCAGGAAGAAATTGAACATGTATTTTTAAAAGCGAAAAAACTTCAGGCTCAAAACAGAGTCTATGAAGAAGAACTCCAAAAATTCAGGAGTGTGGGCGTATGAGTTGCAAATACAACAACTCAATGTATACGATTACTCCACCTGAAGATGAGGTCGAGTTTGATTATCTTGAACAGATATTATTGTCTGAGGATTATGAAACCCAGGAAGAAATAGATCATAGGTTGGCTGATGAATATAAGCAATTTCAAATCTATGAATTGTCTGATGAGCAAATGTTGGAATTTGCTCGTGCAGGTGAAGAATACTACAACAGGAGGGAATAATTTTATGTTTACTCCTGAATTTTGGAAAAATGAAAACAAGATTGGTAATGCCTTATACAGGATCAACCAGTCACAGTACAAAGATTACTGTGAAATAGATGAACTGTTCGTATTTCTAGCACAGGAATATCCTGAACAAAGAGAATTGTTCGAAACATTATATGCTGAGTATGCTGAGTATGTTGAAGAACAAACCAGGTTAAGGGAATTGAAAGATTTCCTTAATACTCCTGGTATGAAAAAAGAAGTTAAGTATAAAGTGTTGGAGGCTCAATTATGAGTCTCTTCAACAATAAACCTACTCCAGTGAGACTTCATAAAAAAGTGTCCTGGAGAGAAAAATATGAAGTGGAAATAATCTTTGCAAAAGGAATAATTTTAATAATTTTATTATTCATTTTTGCATTCTGTATTGTGGGACAGATGGATCCCTACACTAATGGGTGTTTAGTATGATTACTTATGATCAGCAAAACAAGTTTTACAATCAGGCATTGGAAATTGTTGAAAAAATGGGTGGACATATTTCTGCTCATGGAAACTTACATGGTGTTTTCTTATCTGTAATTGTTTTTCATGATAGGGATTATGAGAAAACACGTGATATTATGAATACTTTACAGGAATTGTGTGGTGGTGAAATCCAGTATCATGAATACTGGGTGTCAAAAGGTTTCATTCCACACTCTCAGGCATCTTTAGAAAATATTGATGAATCTAAAGTGCTTGAAATAATTGGTGAGTTACAGGATGATGAGTATTACAGTATCGATGATGAATACCATGATTTAGATGATGGGGGTATTATATGAGTGAAGTTCAGGATTTAAGTCATGATATTGGTAACATGACTATATATGAAAAGTTGGCAAGAATGCAAAATGAAATGCATTATATTGGTTTTAAAAAAACAGGTTCAAATAAGTTTCTTAAAGCGAAATATTTTAAATTAGATGATTTGTTAAAGGAATTAATTCCTTTAACTACTAAGTATGAGACTACTTTAATTTTTAGTTTTACAAGTGATGGTGTGTTAAAGTTAAAGGATTGGGATCCTGAGAAAGGTGAAATTAGTATTCGTGTACCTTTCCCTGAGTTTAAAGTTAGTGATCCTAATAAATTAACTCAAAATATTGGTGGGGCTATTACTTATTTGAAAAGGTATTTGTTGATGGATATGTTCCTGTCTATGGAAGAAGATGAAATTGAAGAAGGAGCAGGGAAAAAAGAAAATATTAATTCTGATGTAAAAAAATGGAATAATAACCCATTTGAGGGTATGCCTAAAAAGGAAGTGGATGTGGATGAGGTTTTAAACAAAATAAAAGCACATATTCATAAAAAAGACAGTACAATACAAATCACTCCAGTAATGATTAATCGCACTCGTAGGAATATGCTTAACAAGAAAGAAATCGATGAAGTTGAAAGTAAAGCTGTTTTCGAATGGTTTAAAAAACAGGAGAAGGAGGCTAAACAATAACCTCCAATAATCCTGTTTGTGTGGAATTAGTTTTCGCACAATTTAAAGCATCAGGCAGTACTGGTAGTAATACTGTGAATTATGATGATGTGGATGGTTGGTGGTGTAGCTGTGAAGACTTTCACTACCGTAAACATGAGTGTAAACATATAAGAGAATGTAAACGAAGAGTGAGATTATGAGTGGGGTTCCTAAAGTGCCTATTAGTTCACGTGTTAAGCCTAGTACTAAGGTTTTGATTGATAAGTCAAAGTATACTTCTGGGGAGATGTTGGATTGGGCTGCTCAACAATTTACTGATGAAAAGGAATTGGTGCGAATTAAAATTATGGATGTGGAAGATAGGATTCAGAATAAGAAGATTGATTTGATTGCTGATGAAATGGAGTTGGAGAATTTGCAAAAAATGTGGGTGAAATTGAATCCTGAATCTGAAGAATGTAGGGAGTTACTTTCTGATTTGGTGGATGTGGAATCTAAGGATTATGCTGAATATTTGTATAATTCTCAAGGTGAGAGGAGTTATACTATGTTGTTGTCTAATAAGACTGCTAAGCATAGTTTGATGAGTGTTGCTAAGGAGAAGGGTTTGCCTAAGGAGGATTTTCTTAAAAGTGTTATTGAGCATTTAAAAATATTGTGTAATACACAGGTGTAATACATTTTTGCGAGTATAGTGGGGTGAAGTGTATTACTGTATTACGAATACTGTAATACAGTTTTCATAGGTATACTTGTTATTTTGTAATACATAGCTGTATTACATTTTTGAGAGTATTATTATTATATTATTATATTATTATTTTAAAAAATTATTAATTAATGATAAAATATCACAATGTTATAAAAAGGTGGAATAATGGAAATAAAAATCAAAATCCAAGATGACATATATCAACAAGCAAAAAACAAACTAGGAGATGAATTCGACAAATTCATCGAAGAACAATGCAAAACAGCAGCAAACATGAGAAGCCAAAAAGAAGAAGAAATACTTAAAAAAATCACAATGCACCAAACTAAACTAATGGATCTACAAGTTGAACTAATCAAAGAACAAAACAAAAACCAATCAAATGTAGAATCTACATTATTAAATGAAGTTATGATAATAGTAAATCGCATTCATACAAAATTAGGCAGTGTTGGTGAAAATCAATTAAAAAATATTAGCAATAATAAAAATGTCCCATTTTTATCAGTGCTAAATCATTGTAAAAAACAAGGATTAACAATCGTACCATTTAATGAAGTGCCAAAAAGGTGATGTGTGTATGGCTGATGATTTGGTAATTTTGGCTCAGTTTGTGAAACTGGGAAGATTACGAAAAAAAGTATTCATGGAATTGGCACAAAAAGAAATTTCTCAAATTATGTAAATTAGGAGAAAAGAAAGGGAAGTATTGTACAAGTTCAACTTATCATGCAGTGTATGATTTGATTGATAAAGGTTTAGTGGAGTATGTTGATAAAGATAGTAAAAGAAGAAGAGAGGTACGTTTAACTGATTTGGGTTATAATGTTTTTGAAAAATTAGATATTGTGTGTTGGTGAGGATATAATGGGTAAAGTAGTTTTTAATATTGTTGAAACTGATTATGATGTTAGTAAGGATGAGGAAAAGTATCAGAAATTCAGGAAAGATTATCTTGAGAATTTAAGTGTAGGTGTTTCTAGGTTGCAGGAGCAGTATGGTTTGACTAGTTATAGGAGAGAGAAATTTATAAATCGTATCAGGTGTGAGGATCATGTTAGGCGTCGTAGTAATGGCAGATTTACTGTTTTAGAAAAGGTGGAATCATGAAGGATGTATGGCATGAGGTATTAAGAGATAAGCATGAGAGTTTTAAATGGAGTTTAGTTATAGACACGGCAATTGAAACAGTGAGGATGTATAAGCAGGATTATCTGTTAAGTAAGTATGGTGTAGCGGAACCAAGTCAAAGACAACCCACACGGAATAAAAAGGAGATCCAAAAATGAGTTGTAATGATATACTTGAAAAATTAGAAAAAGAAGGAATAATATCTGCTGAAGGAGTAATTGATTCTTATCTGTTATGTAAACATGCTGAAGAATTATTTGGAAAATCATACCTAAAAGAACATAATATAGTGTTGGATGATGATAAAAAAGAAGCAAAGTTGATAAAATGAAAACATTAGAATTTGAAAATTATTTCATGGAACCGTTAAGGAGTATGGAAAAAAGGGCTACAATAAGGAAATCTGATAAAGGATTGAAGGAAGGTGACCTGGTAAAATGTACTTTTGAGTGGACTGATGATTATCTGATTCGTAGAGTGAGAAGTGTTGAAAAGGTTAAATTTAAAGATTTGGATAATGTTCATGCTTGGTTTGAAGGTTATAAGCATGTTGATTTGTTGAAACATGAACTACAATGTATATATCCTGATATGGGGAATAATACTGTTTTGTTTCAGATTAAATTTAAACATCCTTCAGAATCTGAAAAGAGGTTATAGAAATGTATTTTTATGAGATAGAAGCCTATTACCCATTATGGGAGTGAAAGAATGAAAGCAGAAAGATTAATTGAACTATTACAAAAAGTATCTCCTGATGCAGAAGTAATGTGTTGTATTTCAACAGATGACCCTGCACGGCCATCAAATATAACTCTCGCAGAGTTTAATGCTCTTAAAAATTATGAAATATTTTGTGTTTTGAGAATGGAAGATGATGTAAGAAGTTTTGATGAAAGGTTAAAACAGAAATTAACTCCTGAGGAGTATGAGTTAATAACAAGTTGGAGATAATGGGGGGAGAATATAGTATGATGGATGGTTGGGTAGTTTTTAGTGTAAGTGTAATTATTAGTTGTTGTTTAGTGGTATGTCTTACTGATTTTTTTGATGATTAAGATAGGTTATATTGTAATCAGGAGTTTTTATGAAAGAAGTTAAAAAATACATGGAGGATAAATATGCATGATTGATGAGAAATTATTACTATATTTTATTAAAACAAGAAGCAGAGAATTTGAAGAACAATCTTTTACTATTCATAAAGAATGCACAGGTAGTTTGAGAGACATGGAGTATACTGATGTTATAATTCATAGTGTTAATCTTAATACTTTGATGAATGTTACTCGTATTCTTAATGAGTTGATTGAAATGATTGAGGAGGGTAAATTCAATACTTCTGAAAATTCAGTTTCTTGTTGTGGTGGAGTATGTGGAAAACAATAACTTTAATCTATATGAAAGAGTATACATTAGTTTAAGTAGAACAGTCTCCAATTTTGAATGCATAAATGAAGAATTAAAACAAGAAACTATAACTGAAGCATTAAAAAAATCACAAGTAATTAATGAATATGTGAAATACCAGGGTAAACTTTTACCCTTTCACATGTTTGTTTTTGAAGTGAAGAAAAACCTACTATCCAAAAATTTAGAAAGATGATAGAATGTTATTGAAGAAAACATTAAATGATCCACAAACAAGATTCTACATCAGCAAATGCAAATACTGTGGCAGAGTATTTATTAAGTTTGAGAATAAAACAGGTTATTGCAGGGAAGCTTGCAGGACCTGGGCGGTACGTGAGCAGAAAGCAAAGTATCAACAAAAACGTAGGAAATTAATTAATGATGGGGAGTTAATTAGTAATGAGTTAAGGGAGCCTGGTACAACATTTCTTTCACAGCATGCTTTGAGTGATTTTGGTTTGGAGGAAAGAACTGTGAAAAGAGAATTAAAAAGAATAGGAGTAAAAATATGAGTAATATTTATAAAACTGTTTTAAAGAAGATATGTGAGGAAATAGTTGATAGGTATAGTAATGTGTTAGATTGTAGGATTCATATTTTGCCTGTGAATTTAGATAAGAATGTGGAATATATATTTAAAGTTAATCCAGATTTAACTGATGATGAGTTATTGGTTTTAAGGAGTGAAGTGGATTATGATGTGTTTAGAATTTATGATAAATTTAATTTAGAATATGATTTTGTTAATGTATATTCTAAATATTAATTCATTTCTTTTTTTTCTATTTTTCCACTCCTATATATTGAAGGGGATAAAATATTTTATAATTTTATCTTTTTTGTGAAAAAAAATAAAAGACATTATTATAATTATATATGGGAGGATAATATTATTTGGATGCAACTACACTTTTTAAAAACCTGAAGCATGCTGAAATAGAGTGTCCTTCTTGCAAGAAACATGAAAGGGAATGTAAGAAGGTTTATTATGATGAGTGGTGTGCTGAATTTGTTTGTAAAAATTGTGGTCTTGTAATAAAACACTTATAAAAAAATATTTTATCATATGTTATTGTACAATTAAGCTTCGCATTATCATTATTTGACAATTTAAAAATAATATTCTTATCCGTTTATTATTCACTTTTCATTTATTATTATTCTTAAAAATTATTAATGGGAATGGTAGCAAATTTTTAATGAATAATAGAATGATTGGATTTTTTCTTCATTAAAATATAGGTATCCTCCAAAGATTAAATAATTAATATCACATATCTTAAAAAAAAATATTCTTCCCATAAATATAATATAAAATTTATCTCCTTTAATACATGTTCATGATGTTGGTAATAGCTTATTTTATTGTAACTTAGTAACCACTCAAAAGTTGAGGGTGCAATTCCCTCCACCAACAATGTTGGGGTAGCCTAGCCTGGTAGGGCGTTAGACTGCTAATCTAATGATACACTAGTATCGCAGGGGTTCAAATCCCTTCCCCAACGTTTTTTTTTTAAAAACAAATTTTTTTTTAGGAGTGAAAATAATAATGACTAACTTCAACAACACAACATTAGCAATAATTGGAATAATAATTATAGGAATTCTAAGCACCTATATGGGAAACAACGAACTAGCAGCAGTAGCATTAGGGGGAATAGTTGGATGGATTTCAAGAACTTACACCTCCACTAACACTGGAGGAAACAATAATGACCCATAATCAGGTAAGAGATTTACATGAAAAATACTGTAAACAGGAATCTCGTATAAGTAAACTGGAAGCAAGTGATCAGTTTCAAAATAAGCAATTAGAAAAACTTATACAGAAAATGGATAAAAGTATTGAAATTCAAACAAAACAATTGGCTATTCAGGAAGAACAAGCTAATGATGATAATCGATTATTCACAATAAAAAGTGGAGTATTCATAGCAATTGTTGGTGCTTTGATTGTAGTTTTGATTGATGGATTTCAGTTTGTTATTGTGAATTTCCTAAAATTATTATAAAAAACTAATAAAACTTTTTTTTGTTCAAAATTCAAAACTAAACAATATTATATTGTTCACTATGAAAATAAAAAATCCCGTATTTTAAAATTTCGTGTTCAACAAAAAAGAATAAACATTACAATAATGTTCAAAAAAATGTAAGGATGGGAGGATTATGACTGAAGCATGGGAAAGACAAAAAGGAGAACCAAGTAAAAGCTATTCACTGTTCAAAGAATACAGAGATTTAGGTTCCAAAAGAACATTCCCACAGATAATAAAGTTGAAGAAATCGGAGCATACTGAAGAAAAAAACATACCTTCACTAAGTCAACTAAAAACACTCTCTTCAAGATGGAATTGGGTTGAAAGATGTCGATTATATGATAATCATATTGATCAAAAAGAAAGAGAGTTGAACTATGAATTATTCAAACAAGGAAATGCTAAGTTTCAAGAATTCTTCAATGATGATTTTGAATTACTAAAAGAAATACAAAAAGAACTAAAAGAAAATAGTAATGAGAATGCTCCAACTACACGAGCAAATAGTTTTCTAAATCTAAATAAATCTGCGGAAATAATCTATAGAAATTTCAGACTAGCTCATGGTCAACCAACAGATATTAAAGATAATCAAATACAAGGAAGTATTGAAACATCCACCAAAGAAAATGATAATGTAATTCATATGAAAGACAAAGAATTAGAAGAATTACTAACCATTAACGATGATTTAGAAAAATTCACTGATGAATTATGAGAGTAGATTACAAGAAAATACACTTAGATCAACAACAAAAAAAGTTGATTAAAAGAACAATACTTGAAAACCCATACATTCCAGTAACCCCATATGACAGACAATTATATGCAATAGCAGACCGCCACACAAGAAAACTAATTGGTGGTTCAGCATACTCTGGTAAAAGTATGCTTGGAGCAGTATTAGCCTTACAACATTATGAAGTACCATACTACCGCTGCTTAATTCTACGATCTACTTATGATAATGTAATAGCAACTGGAGGAATAGTAGATTACCTGGACCATTGGACAGAACCATTCGATTACATAGAACACAATCAAAGTAAAAGATGTTTCATTAACCATGAAAATGATGCACGGATTTATTATTCATATATGCTTCTGGAAAAAGACAAAGAGAAATTCAAAAGTCGTGCTTATCATAAAATTATTGTTGATGAAGCTTCAGAATTTGAAAAAGTAAACCTGCAATTCCTGAATCGTAGTCTCAGAGGAACTGATAAGTTAATGACTTTCCCATTAGCAATTTACTATATTAGTAATCCTGCTGATGCAGATGGATCAACATACTTAAATGAAAAATTTGTTAAAGGACAATACCCTTTTTTTGAAATGAATTTCTGGCATAATCCATATATTGACAAAGAAAAATACTTAGCTAATTTACGTGAATTATCAAAAGCAGATTATCAGTATCAGATTGGTAATTGGGATTATGAAATAAGAGCTGGAGATGTATTTGATTATGATACAATTGAAGCAGCAACAATTAGCAAACAAGAGTTTAATGAATTATTAACTGAAAAGGATATTCTTCAAGAAGTAATTACCTGGGATATTGCAGCAACAGAAAAAAGTACTTCTGATTATACAGTATGTAGTTTTTCAACAGTATTACAAGGAAAAGTAGGTGTAGTGCATAATCAGAAAAGCACACAAAAAAAGCCAGGTAAGTTAGAACAATACATGACAAGGATTATGGATGAACATTCAGAGTATGATAATTGGATTGAGTATCAGCCTGCAGCTGCAGGTAAAATAGTTAAAAGATACTGGGAAAACGAATTCGAAGACTATCATCCTACTTTTATTCGTGTTCCTAAATCAAAATTAATAAGAGCAAGTAGAACTATACGGGGAATGAATAATGGACGGATATTATTTGTTCGAGGTAAATGGTTGAAAGATTTCATGAAACAAGCTGTGAAATTCCCATCAGAGAAAATAATAGCTGATGATGAAACAACACATGATGACCGTGTAGATAGTGTATCATTGTTACATGAAGGTTTATATCCTCAAACAAAACCTACAGTTTTAAGAAAAAGAAATCGTAGAAGGAGAAATTAATAATGGTTAAAATAGTTAAAAGTAACTTTTTAAGAGATTCAGTGATTAAAAGTGTTTTAAATGAATATGAAATTAAATCTCAAGAAATGAGTAAAGATGAATTAACATATGGTACAGAAGTAATTGACCCAGCATATGACCCGTTCCAATTAGATAAGTTGCGTGATATTAGTGGTTTGCATGATATTTGTATTACTGTTAAATGTGAAGATGCAATTTTCACAGGTAAAAAAATAATCTCTAAAGAAGGAGAAGAAATACCTGAAGGATTAGATGATTTTTTAAATGATTTTAATTTTGATGAGGAAATAGAATCATTTCTAGAAGATTTAGAAGCTTTTGGTTTTGCAGGATTAGAACTACTTAGGGAAAACGGGGAGTTGAAAAGTGTTAATCATGTAAGCAGTTTATACCTGAGAATGTGTCGTGATAAAAAACGTGTTGTACAAAAGATAGGGCATAAAGAAAATTATTTCAAATTATATGATCCTGACAATATTAAGCAATTGAATCGTGAAACTGGTTTGTGGGAGGATAATATTACAGATGAAAATCGTGCTAATGATTTAATCTGGTTTAATCTTAAAAGTAATGAAAGTCTTGTTTATGGTAGACCGAAATATTTGTCCGAGTTGGATGCTATTTTAACTGATAATGCTATTATTGAATATCAGCAGGGGCATTTTAAAGCACATGGTATTCCGAATTATATTATTACTGTTACAGGTAATGTTGAGGAAAAAGAAGATTATACTTTTGATGATTTTGAAGAGGATTTGGAACAGGAGTTTCGTGAAGTGTCCAATGAGCCTGGAACTGCTTTAGTTTTCACTATTCCCAGTGAAGAAAATAATGTTAGTGTTAATGTTACTAAAATTGCTGATGAGAAAAAAGAAGGCAGTTTTTTAGAACTGTCAGGTAGTGTGGCTGATCGTATTCGTCGTATTCATCGTGTGCCTCGTGAACGTTTAGGTGATTCTGAGTCTACAGGTATTGCTAGTAATCGTACTGAAACTTTGCTTAAAAATTATAGTAAATCTACAGTAGCTACATTGCAAAAGAGGATGGCTAATTTGATTAATAATACTATTATTCAAAAGGAATTTGGGATACTTACACATAAACTTGAGTATTTGCCTGTTAATTTTGATGAGGAAGGTAAAGTATTGGATCGTGGAATTAAATTACTGCAAAATGGTGCAGTGACTTTAGGGGAGTTTGTTAATCGTTTTGGTGAATCTTTTGATTTGAAAATGAGTGAAGATGATGAGTATTATAATTGTAGGTTTATGAATAATCAGTCTTTGGATAAGGTTTTGTATGGTGATGATCCAATTGATGCTGAAGGGAAGTTAAACAGTTTGATTAATGATTTAGATAATGACATGAATTATTAGAATATGCAAAGTGTAGTGAGTGGGGGGGTTCTTTTTTTTGAATAATAAACAACAATTAGAATATTTGCTTAGGATTCGTAAGATTCGTGAAGTTATGGTTGTGAAGGATAATATTCACCTCACTTACAAATATAAGAATCGTAATCAGGCTTTTAAGCAAGTTGAAAATTTACAGGATAAAATTATTAATCATGTTATTGATGATGTATTGTTTGGTAATGTAGGTGAGCTTAAGAATATTGAGAAGACAACATCTAAGATTATTAATGATACTTTGGTTAATGAAAGAAAAAGAATTCATAGAATTGATGATAGGTTTGTTAATCATGCTGTTAAATCCAATGCTGAAATTTTCTCAGGATTTTTCAATAATAGGTTGAATAATATTAATTCATCATTGCAATTGAGGATTGAGGAAGAGTTAAGGAAGAATAGTATTAGGAATTTGTCTGACAGTGAAATTAGGAAGATTTTAAGTGAGAAGTATGCTGATACAGGTAAGGCAAGATTAAAAAATATTGTTAAAGATTCTATTCATACTAATGAATCTAATATTAGTTTTATTCAAGCATTAAATGAGGGTTATAGTTATAAGGTTTGGATGAATGGCCGTAGTAAAGGTAAGACTAGACCATGGCATCGTGCAAGGATTATTGCTTCTGTTCCTATTGATGAATACTTTGATATTTATGGTTCTTATCCTGCTGAGTTAATGTATCCTGGTGATTTGAATGGTGGTGCTGAAAATGTAGCTAACTGCAGATGCTGGTTAAGATATACTAATAACAGACCATCAAATCTAAGAAGAAAAGGTTCTTCAAGTAGAAGTAATTCTAAATCAACACAGAATAATAGTATCAACACTTCAAATAAGAAAAACATTGGTTCAAAAGTAAAAGAAAGAGTTAGTTCAACTATAGCAAGAATACAAAACAAGCTCAAAAAAGAGGCGAAAAATGTTCTTTCTTCAAATTCATCTAAATCAATTAAATCAAATAAAGAACAAATGGAATTACCAATTGATGAAGAAGAATTAACAAGAAAAATAAAAAAACATATAATCGGAAAAGATATTGAATTAATTTCTGAATTAATAATCACTTTAAGTAAACGCATTCCAAATAGACATAAAGAATATGGTGCTGCACGTTTTATTACGGGGCAAGTAAAAAGGAGATTTACTAGTAATAATTCAAAGTATATCAAAATTCCTAAAAAGATTAAGAAAAAAGGATTGGAGAAGGGATTACATTCATTACTTCATAACCATCCATTTGGAGAATCCCCTTTGCCTTCTCCAGAGGATATTTATGTATATATGTTGTATAAGGTAAGGTTTGGCATTTCTTTTAATGAAAATGGAATGGTTATTCTAAGAAATAAAAGACCAATAGCTAATAAAAGAAATGCAAAAAAAATTTCAAGAGAAGTATCTAATATTGTTATGGAAATTAAATTGAATTATCATACATACAATCCAAATTGGTGTGATTTGACTAAAGAAGAATATTATAAGTCATTAAATGAGTATACTATTAAAAATAATGAATATTTCTATAAATTATATAAACAAAGATTAAAAAAATATGGTATTGACATAATATTTATTAAGTTATAATAATAAAATAAATAGTATGAGTCTTGTAATAGCAGGTATTAAAGGATACGGAGAACAAGATAACTTTTATGAAGCAGGAGTCATGAAAGAATTAGATCATGAGGGTAAAAAAAAGTATGCTAAAAAGTTATGGGAAGAAGATCCTAAAAAATATTATGAGTGGAAAGAATGGTGTATTGATTTAGATGTACTACCTGATTTTTTTGGTACTCATGATAATCCTATCGATATTGATGAATCTAAATTATAAAAAACTGATTTGTTATTAGTTTAATTTTTTCTTTATATTGTTATTGTTTTGTTCATGGTGAAATTTTAAAACACCATGTTTCTAATTTTCGTGTTTAACATTACACTATTTTGTTATGGTATTGTTCAAATAATTATGCAGTATATTAAAGACAATGGGGGAATTAGACAGAACTTCAATGACATGGGTAATCATTTTATAATAACAAAGAACCATTTGTCCTATTTATCTACATCTTTTCATGCACTATTAATTAGTTTAATAATTTAAGTACATGAAATACTATGACTATAATTTCGATGAGCAAAAATAGCTCATCAACCATAACCTGTCACATCCATTCCAGCTACACTGGAATAGAAGTAAATATGATAAATTTTTCCATAGATTTATATATGGATTTTTTCTATTTTTCCACTCCTATATATTGAAGGGGGATAAAAAAAATATTCTTATTATTTTTACATATTTATATCCTTTTTTTTAAAATCCTCCTTTCTTTTTTACTAAAAAAAACTCCAACAAAACTAATTTTTTTTCCAATATAAAAAAATGGGGAGTCAAAAAAAACTATGATTGTGAAAGGTGCAGTCTGCATACCAGGAATCCCTGATGCAACAGGAGACATACTGGATGAAGAAACAATAAGACAAGCATCATTAATATACAATCGCCTGGGATTAGGAGTTGATGTACAGCACACACTCCAACCTGTAGGAAGAATTTTAGAATCATATATTCTTGAATCCCCAACACCATTTAGGGGAAACACTTACCCAAAAGGATCATGGTTTATTTCTGTTGATGTAACTGATGAGGAAATACAACAAGCAATCCGAGATGGGGAATATAATGGTTTCAGCATACTGGCTGCACCATATAAAAGTGTTGCTCAAATGAGTAGAGGATTAGGAGGTTAAATATGGCTTTGAAATTTAAAGACATTAAAGATTGGAAACCATCAACAATCAGTATTGTTGATCAACCATCACATCCTATGGCGGTTTTTGAAGTATATGAAGATGATGAAGAATTTGTGAAAAAATATATCACACCAGAAGATAAGGTGGAAGTTATGACAAAAGAAGACAATGGAAAAAATAATGTGCGGGTTTCAGAAGGTATTCTTGAAAAATTAATTAATGGTTTAGTTGCTAAATCTGAACCTCAAGAACCAACTGAACCTCCAGCACAAAATAATGAACCTGTGGAAGATGAAAATAAAATTTTAGAAGCAATAGGTAAAATCGATAAAAGATTAGATACTATGGATGCAAGGATAACTAAACTTGAAGGTGGGGAAAAACCACCAGAACCTCCAAAAGAGGATCCTGTTCCTGGAGCTGTTAAAAAATCAGAACCTCCAAAAGATGATGATGGGGGAGAAGTTAAAGTGGATACTACTATTACTGCTGAGGGTGCTGTTAATCCAGATGCTACTGTTAGTAAAAGTATTGATCCTGACCTTGCAAAAGGCAATGCTTCTGAAAAATCATTCCTTGAGAGAATGGGCAGGAATTCAAATGGAATGACTTGGTAGAAAAAAAGAAGATATTATACTTAATAATTAAAATTTTATGAGAAGGTTTGATATAAAATGACAATGAAACAAGTAGAACAAGCGTTAGCTGATAAAATCATGTATAATAAAGATTTTATCCTTAAATTTGTAGATATTGGACAAGGAAGTGGGAAACTCGGTAACGGAGTTCTTCAAGCGGAAAAAGCAGATAAATACATGCAAGCTGTTCAAGAAGAAACAGCATTTTTAAACAAGACTAAAGTTGTTCCAACTCACAATCATAAAAGAGAATTGGACATGATGAGTTTTGATATTGAATTGGAAGCTGGAAGAATCAGTGGAACTCCTCAAACATTAAATACTGAACAGGACCCAACATTCACTAATAGGGCTTTTGATGCAGAAGAATATCGTGCTTTAACTGGTGTTCACAGAACTGTATTATATGACAGTATTGAGCAAAAGAATTTCATGAATACTTTAACTGGACAATTCGGTAATGCAAATGGTAGAGCATTAGAAAGAACATTAATCTATGGGAATACTGCAAGTACTGAATCTAATGTTGCAACTTCTTATAAAGTAAATGATGGTATCTTGAAAAAATTAGAAGATGATTCTGATATAGATCAAGAAACAATAGATTTAACTGCAACAGATTCCAATCCGTTAAAAGAATTCCGTAGAATGTTGGATTTATTCCCTGATAAATATAAAAATGATGGTGGAGTAGCAGCATTTGTACCATACAGTTTTAAAAGAGCAGTATGGAGATATGTAGCAGATAATCATGACAAGTATGCTGTTAATGATGTAGTTATTACTAAAGATGGGGACATCATTATTGAGGAAGTACCATTAGTACCAATTCCAGCTTTCAGTACTCTTCGTAATGGTTTCACTAAAAAACCAGTAATTTTAACTCACAAAGAAAACATTCAATGGTTGGCGGATCCTGATAATATTATTGTTGAATCTGAATTTGATTTAAAATCTAACAAGTATTATATTGCTTCTACAATGTATGCTGATATTCAGTTTGCATGGTCTGATGCATCTGCTCTTGCATACGTAAAGGAAGCATAAACTCCAGCACAACAACTAGTACTAAAAATATTGGTGTAAGTGTTAATGATGGAACAAATCCTGTTGAAGGAGCTATTGTAACTTTAACAAATATTACTGATGGTAAAACTTACACTTGTAACGGTACTGGTAGTGCTGGAGGCTGTACAATAAGTAATGTTCCTTATGGAGTTTATTCATATGGTGCAACATGTACTGGTTATGAAAACTTTGAAAGCACAGGTAATTATACTGTAGGTGATGATTCAACTACATTAACCATTACAATGACTAAAACATAGGAATAATTTATGTTGGATGAAAACACCTTAAAAAAAATCAAACAGTACAGTGGAGCTAATAAAAATACTGAAGAATTATTTAATTTAGAAACTACTGAATTAGATAATTATATTAATGATTATTACACTGCAATGGAATCATGGGTTAAAAAGAAATATGATATACCAGATAAAATTCCTGATGATGTAATACAAATCATTATTGAATTAACCAGTAACATTATTAGAAGCCATGCTGTAAGACAGGACTTGGGAATTACTGATCATGAAAACTTTGATTTTGATGAGGCAGTAAACAATATTTTCACAGAAGACATTGAAAAAAGAATGAAGCCTTACATTAAAAAATCTAAGATTCATGTTTTCTCAATCTAAACATTTTTTTTTTAATTTTTTATAAGAGTTGATGATTTTTTATGATACATTTTGATTTTGATTATACTGGATGGGAAAAACTGCAAGAAAAAATATTACGGGTACCTCCAAGATTAGGTAAAAAGGTAAGTTATGGAGCAAGTAAAGATGCTAAAACTTACCTTCAAAGTAGGATAAAATACAATCGTTACAATCTTTTAACTGCAATAACTGCAAGAAGAGAAACAGATGAAATGTATGTTATAAAAGCAAGAGGAAAACCTTCAGGTTATGAAAAATATGTTCATGATGGTCGTGGAAGTTTCTCAGCTAAAAACAAAAAAGCCCTGCATTGGGTGGATAAATCTGGTAAAGATGTTTTTGTCCCTAAACCTAAAAAAGTAGCAGCATTCAGGGGATACCAGCATTATTATCATGCAGTTAAAACTACTGAATCAAAAATTAACAAATATGTGTCTGAAACATTAAAAGAGGTGGGATTATGAAAGATTTCATAGAAGCTTATGATAAACTAATGGAAGGTTTCCAACTGGTCTTATCTGAAATGATTGAAGATGGCACTATTAAACATTTATCTCTTATGGGTGTAAGTCTGGGAACACCAGAATTACCTTATCTGGAATTATGGGTAGATGGACCATTTAAAAATATTACTGATACTGGTTTAAGTGAAACCTTTGAAGGAGAAATAATATTATCCTCACAGGTGCTTAACAATAAAAATCCTAAGATAGGTATTCATGAAGCTACAAGTATAGTTTCACAGGCAGAACGTAGAATAATAAGTTCAAGATTACTTGGAGACTTAGAATTTTTCAATATTAAAACCAAGGATTTCGGATGGGTTCCATATGGTCTGGGTAAAAAGAAAAATGTGTATAGTGCAGGTGTAACATTCCAAATAAGATTTAAAATTATGAATCCAAAATGTGATGGAGGCTAAAGAATATGGTAACAGCCGCAGAAGAACTAAAATATTTAAGATTAGTAAAAGAAGGAGAATTTGCAAAAAAAGACCTTAGTGGAGAATCTATTGATATTGAAATATCAGAAATGGATGTATCTCCACCAGAGCAATTTACAAAATATGATTCAGTAGTAAGTAGGGATTATCAATCTGGTGTAGCTGCTTACTATGTACTTGAAAACAGTTTCAGTTGCAACTTACAAATGGAAACATTAGAATACCTTCTTGAAGCAGTATTGGGAAGAAGAGAAGGAGATATTATCTACGGTACAAATAGTAGTATCTTACCTTCTTATACTGTGATGGCAGGATGTGCAACCTACGAGATGGAAATTTTAGGTATGGTGATGGACAGTTTAAGTATTGAAGTAGAATCAGAATTCTTAACTGCATCATCAGAAATCAAATCAAAAATCAATAGTAAACAACCATTAAAAAAATTATCAGAGTTTAACTTTGGAAAATTACCATTATCATTTTACCATATAGACAGTGTTAAAATGAGAAGATTTGGTGAAGATGAATGGACTGAAATGAGATGTAAAACTAGTAAAATAAGTCTTGAAATCAAAAACAATGTTAATACTGATGATGCAAGAGGAATGGGCTCAAGGTTCATGTGTAAAATACCAAGAGCAGCTAAAAGAGAAATTGGTTTAAAATTAACAGTAGATGATACTGATGAAAAATACTTGGAAATGTACTGGGGAAGTGAAGAAGGACCAAGAAGATACCTTGCAGGAGAATACTTTGAATTAATGTTCTACATTAGAAATGGTGATAAAAAATTCGAATTATATTGTCCAATGTGTATTATCAACCAACCATCTGCAACAATGAATGCAGACCCAGTTAAATATGAATTAAGTATTGTTTGTTTATCAAAAACAGTTGAATCAACAATGGACCATTATAAAAATTTAGCTGGAGCATTATTTGCAAGAAAAGCAGACAGTGATCCCAACCCAACTTATGATGCAACAATAAAACTTGTTGATAAGGAAGGTGCTAAATTAACAACTGATTACACAGTATCATTAATGAAAGGATCCACAACTGTTGATGCTGAATCTTCAAGTAATGGTGAAGTAACACTTACTGCTGAAGATGGAGTGTATGATATAGAGTTGACTGGTGAACCAACTGCAACTAAAGTAGAACCAGCACATATTTTAATTGATGGTGCAAGTAAAACAAAAACAATCACTGTTTACACAGATTAAATGAAATGAGAATATGATTATTCTCATTCAATTACTTTATTTTAAAAATTCAAAAAAAAATTATTATATAAAAATGTGATATTTATGCTTACAAAAGAAATGATCATCGGCGGAATCAAAAACACAAAAATAATCGAACTACCAATGTACGATAATGAAGAAGTAGCAATAAGAGAAATAAGCGACCTTGAATACAACCAATTCACATCAGCATACCGTGATGTAGGAAACTTCGACATGATTTCCACCATCAAAGCAAAACAAACCAGCCTTGCAGAAGACACCACAAAATTCAAAACCAGTCTCGCAGCAATGGAAAAAAAGAAATACGATGCAAAAATGAACCTTGCATTAAAAGTATTAGACAATGCAGACAATCCTGATAAATTCACCAAAAAAGACCTTGAACAATTAAAAGCAGGAACATTAGATTTAATTGTAAATGAAGCATTAATTTTCAGTGGTTTAGATAACCTTGAATCAATGGATAATAATATAGCAGAATTTCGTGAAGAAGAATGAAAACATAGCTATTGAAGTAGTAACTCTTCAAGACATCGGTTATATGTTAGCAGAAAACCAAGCAGATTTAACTATTAGGCAGAAATTATTCTTGAATCATGCAGTACCCTTAGTTCGTGATAAACAGGATAAACAATCTTCAGGTACAAATCATGCTTCACATTCTCTAAAAGACCGTGTCAGAAGAAAAAAACAAGAAATTAGCAGAGGAATAGAACAATGAGCAATAATATTGTAAAGTTAATAATTGAACTGGAAAACCGTGTTAAAGCTCAATTAAAACAGATACAAGCACAAATGGAGCAAGTTCAAAAAGCAGCACAACAAGCTCAAAATGCAATGCGACAATTTGATTCCTCAAGTATGGATAAAGCCAAAAACTCTGCTAATCAGTTAGATAAAGAATTAACTGAAGTTACAAATCGCACTAATTCTACAAAAACAGCATTAAATTCAATCAATCCCAATACAATTAATCAATTATCTAATTCTGCAAAACTATTAACCACTTCAATGGATACATCGATGAATAGTGCATATAGACTTAACACTTCAATCAACACAATTAATTCAGGTAATTTACTCACAGCATCATCTAGTGCTACAAGATTATCTTCCTCGATGAATAGTTCAAATAATAGTACCAGATTATTATCTTCAAGTTTAAAACAAGCTTCATCCAGTGCACTTAGTTTAAGCAGTGGAATAAATAGTATAACTGGATACACATTAACAGCAACTTCATCAAGTGCAGCACAATTAGACATGGCATTAGATCGAGCTAGAACAAGTGCACATTCAACAGATGCAGCCTTAGATTCAATTGATGGTTCGGGATTCAGTAGAACAACAGCATCAGCAGAACTACTAAAAGCAATATTATTAGTTTTAATTGGTATACTTCAACAAGTAAATTCATTGCTAAACTTCCATACTACTGGTTTAGATAATGTTACAAGAGATGCAAGAGAAGCACAATTAGCTTTAGAAGGTTTAAGAACAAGTTCACAAAAAACAGGAACTGGTTTCGGAGGACTTGAAAACGGAGCTAAAACTGCAGGTGGAGGTCTTGGATTTCTTAGAACAGCAGCAAGTATGACTGTAGGAATGATTGGTTTTGACCTTGTAAACAGTATGGTTCAAGGAGCAAGAGAATCAATAAATGCAGCTGCAAGTTTTGAAAGATTCGGTCAAAGACTAGGAATGACTGAAGGAGAACTACAACAATTCCATGGTGCTGTTGACAAAATGCAAGATAGTTTTCGTAAAGTTGACATGAATGCAGTAGGTGCAGCCGCATTAGAAATGGGAGTGAAATTAAAACTTCCTAAAGCTTCAATGGATGAACTTACTAAAACAACTGCAGTAATGAGTTCAGCTTTCGTAAAAGAAGGAAGAACACAAGAAGATGCAATACTTGCAGTATCAGATGCAATGGATGGTCAATTCAGAAGACTGCAGGAATTAGGTATATCTCAAGATATGCTCATGAAAAATGGATGGGATGGAGATATAAATAATAAAACTGGATTACTCCAAGCAATGAACAAAACATTGGATGACATGGGGTTCACCCAAACTGCACAGGAAATTGTAACATTAGATGATGCTTGGGCAGCATTAACAGTAACTGGAAGTCAATTAATACAATCAGTACTTGTTCCAATAACTCCAATAATTATAAGTGTTGTTGATGCTATTACAAATTTAGTAAAGTATGTTAAAAATAATGCATGGGCCCAAGGAGCAGTACTAATTGGAGGATTAATTTTAGCATTTGCATTATTTGCAGGAGCAGTACATGCATCAGAATTAGGTTTGGCAGGATTTTTGGCATCAGTAATGCCTGCTTTTATCACAAGTTTATATGGTGCTGCAACAGGATTCATGGCGATTACTATTGCAGGAGCCCCATTATGGGCGATTGTAGCAGTTATTGCAGCAATAGCTTTTGCAGTATATGAAGTTGGAATAGCTTTTGGTTGGTGGAAAGATGTAGGAACCATGCTCGAAGCCATAAAAAATAATATTGGCAGATTATGGGATGCATTCATAAACCACCCTGATGTAAAAGCAACCATCAAAGCAATTCAAGACGCATGGGCTGATTTAAATGAATCTCTCAAACCAGTTGTAGATTGGTTGAAAGGAATATGGGATGAAATATTCCCAGAAAGTGCTAAAGGCAAAGTTGATGGAACAAGAGCCATCATCGATGCAATAGGATTAGTATTTGAAAGTTTCATATTTAGAGTTCAACTTGCAATAGACATACTCACCATAATATGGGATGTTTTCAATGGAATACAATCATTATTAAGAGGAGATTTCACTGGAGCATTAAGTTTCTTCACAGACGCATGGAATGTATTATTAGAAGGACTAAGCCCAATTGCAGAATTTTTAGAATCAACATTAGGCCCAGCCTTTGAATCATTCTTCGCAACACTACAAGGAGACGGAGGAAATCCTGTTGAATTAATAAACCAAGGTTTCCTAACACTAATGGAAACATTAGGACCAGTAGGTGACTTCTTATTAAGTGTATTTGGTCCAGCATGGCAACTTGTAATAAATGTACTGCAAATAATCTGGAACACAATAGGACAAGTAATAGGAATATTCCAATCATTCCTTACTGGGCAAATCTCATTATCTCAAGCATTAAGTTTAATCTGGCAAACAATACTGCAAATGTATGCACAAATACTAAGCACCATAATCTCAACTGTAGTTTCCTGGGCAAATCAACTATGGAATAATGCAGTAAAAGCAGGTTCTAACTTTGTAAATGGAATAATAAACTGGTTAAAACAATTACCTGACAGAGCACAAACATATCTCTTAGCATTAGCTGTAAGAATAATAACTGCAGGAGCACAATGGATAAGTAATGGGAAAACTTCAGCTTCAAAAGTAGTATCTGGAGTAATGTCCTGGATAAAGCAATTACCTCAAAAAGTATACCAGGAATTCCTAAACATAGGCTCAAGAATACTATCTGCAGGTTCACAATTAGTTGAAAATGCAAAGCAAATAGGTAAAAAAATTGTAGACGGAATGCTTTCCGCAATGGGAATACATTCACCAGGAATAATCCAAGAAAAAGTAGTACTAGAATTCTTTAACATGCTACAAAGAGTTAAAGACAAAGGAAAATCAGCATATGAAGCAGGTAAAAATGTTGGAAAAAACATTGTAAATGGATTCAATACTGCCGATGTTGAAAATGCATTAAATAATATTTCAACAACTATCACAACTCCAGTAACAACAAACACTGAAGTTGAAACAGATAGTGCAAATGTTGATTTAAGCAATAATAATTCAGGTACAGAAGAAACTGGAGACCAATATAATGGTCTTGTTGAAGAAGTATCATTAGCTAGTGAAAGCATCACTGCAAGCAACAATATGATCGGAACAAGCTTTTCAACATTAACTGCAGGAATAGCATTAAATGCAGGATCTATTCAAATGAGAGTTGCAGGAGTAGTAACAAGCTTCCAAACAACCCGTAATGGAGTAACAACTGCATTAACAAGCATGAGTAATTCAAATACTCGAGCATGGAACAATATTAAATCAACAACAACCCAGAACTTAAATCAAGTACGTAACTCCACAATAGATGTAACAAATAAAATGACTAATGCATGGGGAGTAATGAAAGACAATATTGTTTCAGCTGCAGGAAGCATACAAACACAATCATACAATAAATTCAGCAGCCTTCATAGAAGTATTGCAAGTTTCTATAATCAATTAGCCAATGCACATTTCAGTAGTGGACTGCCTGCAGGCCCAGCAACTAATTCAACAAGAGGATTAATTGGAGGCAGAACATTACCTGGTGGAAGCATTAACTTTGGAAAATCCACAAAAGGCACAATAGCAAGTTATGCTGCTGGAGGATTAGGACAAGGAAAAGGCAGAGTAATTGACACTAATTCTAAAGTAAAACATCCTCAAAACAATAAAAGCAAATCATGGTTAAATCTTTTAGATTATAATTTACCAACAAGCGTAATTAATGATTTGGCAAGAGTTAATGGTTGTGTTAATCCAAATACTTGTTTTGCAGGAATTCCTGATACTAATGTGAATAAAATAATGAATACTGCATACAAATGGAGGATAGCAGACCCATGGTTCCTTGGAATTCAAATACCTTCAGATTATCATGTGGAAGATTTCCGTGATGGAAAACAACCGCAATTAAATCCTGGAAACTTTGAAAATCTTCTAAGAAAAATCTTAACTGCAAGAGGATTCCAAAATCCTGGTACTTATGAATTTTATTATAATTCAAGATATAGTAATCAGCAAGTTTGGGATCAAGTAAGATGTAACTGTTTTGATGGTGCAGAAATGATAATTGAAATAGCATCTATGTTAGGATTATCAGGACATATGATTCATGGATCATGGAATGGAATAGGCCATGTAGCAGCTATGGTTAATGGTCAAATATATGATATGACACAATTCCAAAAACGTGGAGGAATATTCCGCGGAGGTTCTGGAGTTAGTTTTGGTTCAGCAAGTCCTGGAGGAAGTTCTAAAGATATATTCGGAATCATTACAGATGGAATATATAATATTATTGATTTAATGAAAACAAATCAAAATGCATACTTCCAGAATATTGAACATAGGAATAATACTGCTGCTGATAATTTAGTGTCTTATACATCTGATGATGTGCATTTAACAATAGATCATAATCTTAATGTTACTGTTGAAGGAGAAGATATTGATGAAAAATCAATAATCACAACTTTAAAAGAAGTGATAACTGATTCCAAATTAATTGACCGCATTGCTGAAGCTTTAATTAAAAGAGACAATCGTATTAAAAGAATGAGAGGTTAAAAGATAATGGAAACTATAAAAATTAATCCTGAAGAATGTGAAATCTTCGGTAATATCATAAGTAACAAACATGGATATCTGGAAGATAAAAACGATTTTGAATCACATAAATGTATGGTTTCATTAAATAATGTAAAACCTGATGAATGGGAATCTTACAATGTATATTCATTTAAATTAAGTAAAGATGTTTCATTAACTAACAGATTTAGTGAAGATATTCAATATTGTATGGAATCTAGTTTATCTAGTTTGTTTCTTTGTGAACATTTTGATTTTAATTTCAACCCATATAGTGATTTTTTTGAAGTTGTTCCTTTTAGAAATGGTTATACTTTGAAAGTTAAAGAAACATATCTCTCTGAGAATGTTGATTTAACTTCTCCTTTTTTTCTTTTAATCCATCAGAACAATCAAGGAGTACACATACCTGATGATGCTTCCAGTATTGTGTTTTCATCTAATTATGATGCAAAAAACACTATTGAAAGCATACTTGTTGGGTTTGTATTTTTCGATAAAGATGGTAAATTAATTGAAAATCAGGAAATTATGGATATTGCTAATGAAGGTATGGGTAATAAAGGAAGATGTGCTATTAAAACATCAAAAATACCTGCTGGTGCTAAATATGTGAGTGTTGAATTTGCTTTTCCTGATGGGGTAAGTAAAGGAGATTACATTAGCTTTCAATTAAACTGTTTATTGTTCAATTCAGAGTATGATGGTTTTATTAAAAATTAAAAAAAATGATGGAGGGATTACTAAATTGCCTAGTATTTTAAGATATCCAAGTAAAGTTCAAAATATAGAAGGAAACAACATACCTTATCGTTCATGTGATCATATTGAAAATATTACAAATGATTTAAATACTGTGGGACATTGGGGTTATGCAGATCCTGGAGCAAAATATAAAAATGCGATTGCTGGAAGAAATGGTTCAAGAAAACATCCATCAACCATACGTGGATATGATTTTAAATATGATGGATTAATTCCAGATTCAGCTAAAGTAACGAGTATAATAGTACAATATTCATATAGAAAATTAGCATACTCTGCACAGATAAGTCAAACTGCACATGGAAGTTTTTCAAATCCAGAAATCATATTAAGTAGTTTAAACCTGTCAAAAACAGGTAATGCTCCACCTAGAAATAATTTTGGAGAATATGAAGTTCAATTTAATAATTTGAATCTAAAAGGAAAAGACATTAACACTCCAAATTTTGATGTTAAATTTGATTTACCACAAAATACATCTACAAACCCATGTTACATTGAAATGAAATACTTAAGAGTAATTGTAGTGTATACAACTGGAAATTATATTCCAAGCATTAGCATTGAACCAAATATTGTTAGTTACGGTGAAAAAGTAGCTGTAAAATGCACAATGGTTGAAACCAGTGGAACAAAACCTTCAGAAGAAATATCGGCAAACATAAAGATAATCACAAATGGAGACTGTGAAATCACATATGATTCACCATATTATGACTGGACCACAGGCATATGGAGACAAGCAACAACAAATGGTAAAGCAGAATTAATATTCTATGTAACTCCAACATCTGAAGGATTGTTTACAATCACACTTGATGAAAACAATAGTGGCCATTCAACAAAAACAACATTTGTAGTAGAAAAACCCCAATTGGAAGTATGGGATTTCTATGCAAATAACAAAGAAATTGAAATTAGTACAGATACAGTTACAGATTTAACATACTTAAACATAACTTTAAAAACTGATGCTCCATTAGATTTAACATTAAATCTGAATTTTGGAGGATTAACTGTAAAAGAACAGGTTCCAGGATTATCAAATAATATTTTACAAATTTCAAAATCACAATGGCAAAAAGATGATAGTGGAAACATTGTTTGGGATACAAATATTCCTTTATACTCTAAAAGTAGTGGAGAGTATAATATTGAAATGACCAGTCCATTATTATTAGGTGTTTTCACAGATAAAGTGAAAGTAAACATTCCTGATTCATATAAATCATATTATTCAGTATTGAATTTGTCAGAATTCACATTATCAAATCTTGAGCATGGTGAAACTTATGTTTTCTCAGCATTAGGAAGACTGTTAAATGCTTCTAAAATTGAAAAAGGTTTGAAAAACTTAAGAGTTTGTGTTGTAAATGGAACAACAAATTCATATACCAATCAAATCAGTGTTAAGGACATATGGGAAGAGTTATCCTGTGAGTTTACATATGATGCAAGTAAACCAATCTATCTAATTTTTTATGGGAATTTCATAGATTTTGACTATGGAACTGTAGAATTTGGTAATTTATCTTTAATACTTAAAGAAAGATATGCAGGTTATGAATATCCAGTATTGGCTTTATCTCCAAAAAGATATTTGTTAGGTGATGTAGGCAGTACTGCAAATTTATTACTTGAACCTCCAGAGTTAGCTTTATCTACAAAACATTTCTTTGAAGGTTTCAACTGGCAAGGATTAGAAAACAATAATGTACTGATTCATGGAATAGAAATAACTGGAGACATAAGTGTTGAAGAATCAATTAATCTAATTTGTGGTGTTGGAACATTAGATGCTGATGAATTAGATTACTATTTAGACAGCATAAACATCACTAGAAATGACACCAACTTTAAATTCGGTGGAAAATTCCATAATTTCGGCATTCCATTTCCAGAAATCAACACAATATTAAATGATTTAAGGTTTTTCTTACAAATTGATGATGCATTTGACAATGTCACTCCATTCCAAGTTGAAATGAAAAATGTGCAAATCACAGTATATTATTCAAAAAATAGTGGAGAAGACTGCGATTTCTATATTAATGGTGTTAGTTGCAAATATTTCCTTATAAGTATGAGTCCTGAAACAGAAATACCTCGTGGAGCTAATTTTGATACAGAAAAATATAAAATTGAAGGAGCAGATGGGAAATACCCTATAAGAGTCAATGTTGATGATAAAAAAATCAAATTAAAATTCAGAGTTTACGGAGATGATTTTGAAGAATCAACAGAAATCATGAAATATGTAAGTGACTACCTGTATCCTGAAAGAGACACATTAGATTCACCAATTCTAAAAAGTATTAGTTTCTTTTTCTCACCTGAAGAATGTTTTGATTACTATATAGAAGATTCAATTGATGCAGAAGCAATGGTTGGAGGTTATGATTGTGAAGTGAACTTAATAATCCCTAGTGGTTTAAGTAGAAATATTAACCCATTAAGAAAAAGTTTCGCAGGAACAATAACCACAATTGGAAAAGTAAAACCAGACATTATTTTGTATAAATTAAATGAAGATGAATCAACAAGCATACAAATAATTGAATCAGAATCTGGACAACTAATGAAACTTGAAGGAGAATTTATAACAAACTTACCTGAAACAACAAAGATTAAAATTGATTGTGAAAATAGAAATGTATTCTATGAAAAATATAGTGAATGGTTCAAGATAGATCCTAATTGTATTAGTGTAGATTCTAGTTTTTTCATATTGGATCATCATTTTAATTTTGAAAACAGTATCAATTGTAAAGTGACTGATGTAATTTACTATGAAAAAGGAGGATAAAAAGTATGGTTGTTGTTTTAGATAATCAAGAAAATATTCTTCAATTTTTAGATACTGAATTATCAGAAATACATATTACTGATGAATATCAAGGATATGAAACATTAAAACTATCACATAAACTTACAAATGTTAAAAGAGACAAGCAATTATTCAAACAAGGAAACAAAATCTTTGTTGATAATTGTTTGTTTGTTATTAATAGTGAATGCACCTTTGATTATATAGACAAATCTATTGATGTAGATGCAGAAGAAATAATTGTAGAATTAAACAATTGTAAACCATTATATATCCGAGATCCCAATTATGCTTCACATGTAAATGGAAACACAATCATTATCAGCAAATTATTCCTAAACAAATTACTGAAAGGATTTTTCAATGTTACAAAAACAGATATTGACAGTATTGATTATAGTAAAAGATTAATCAATGTTCAAGGATCAATAACAAAATACAACTTATTAAAAGCTATTGAAAAACAATCAGGATTAGTATTTAAAACAAATTATTCTTTAAAAAATAATAACATTATAAAAGAAATACAATTACTAAAACCTGCAAATTATGGAGTAACACACAATAAAATTGTAGAAAGTGTTGTAATTGGAGAAAATACTAATGAATTATCATATAGTAGTGATGAAACCAAAAATGCATTAGGCATAATGCCAGTAATTTCTTCAGAAAATACTGATGAAGTAGATTATTCAAAAATACTTAGACAATTTTACAATCTTGACGTAAACAATAATATTCCACCAACATTATTTGAATATGATTTTTACATACAAGACATTATTGATTGTGCTGAAAAACTATTAATACTTCTTGATGTTCAAAAATACTTCCCAAACAAGTTTGAAATATCACATAGTGAAATATATGAAGATTCATCAAAAAACAAAGTCTACAATGTTAAAATAGGCATGGGACAAATGATACTTCTACTTGCAGAAGCAATAATCAACACTGAAGACAATAACTCTGAAAACATTTCACTTAAAATTGTAGATTGTGCAGATTTACCATCACACAGCCATATTGACTGCATCATAAAACAGGATGAAATAATACAATTAGCAAGAATAATCAAATCGTACTGCATAACTCAAACAAAAGCACCAAACAGCTTATCAATTACAGGTGGAAGACTAAGCTTCCAATATTTAATATATGTTCTTGCAAAATATTTAACAACAAAAAAAGATGTTTTCTTTAATTCTAATGAACTAAAAATAATAGACACTGTTTCTTTAACATTTGTACAAGAAAATATTCACTATATAAAAGATTATGAAAACTACGAATACATGCCATTCATGTACACACAAAATACAACCTCTTCAAATAAAATCCCAACCATTACACCACGCCAAATCCCAGGATGCACTATTTTAGATGTTGAAAAATATATCAGCGAATCATACCCTATTCTCAAAATTAAAAAAATAAAAGGAGCATCCACACTAGGAATTGAAATAACTAATCAAGGAATAGCAGATGACGACCCCAATACTTCAATGATATATTTCCAACAACCGAATCTAATTCAGGATGAAAGCGAAATAACTATTGACTACAAAAATAAGTCAATAAAATTCATGAAATATGTTGAAAAAGAAGTAGAAAAACAGGTAACTGAAAATGTCACAACAGGAGATCCCAACACAATAACCGTAAACATGATGCCATCATGTGCTTGTTGTTATGGAACACAATATAAAAGATATACAAAAACTTGGAAAAACTACTGCCCAAACTGTGGCAAAACTGGAACATTAACCGACAATCCTAAAAAAGTGTATGAAGGCGAAATAACTTGCAGCATGAAAAAAGGAGGGTGTGACGCAGATTATTGCGGATACTGTGGAGGGGACAAATGGGGTCATGGTAAATGTAAAAAAGTTAAATTAACTCCTGGAGAAGCAGAAACAACAACCACTGCAACAAAAACAGTCAAAGAAAAAGTAGGAGAATATAAAGAAATAACTGCAGAATATACTGGTGATGAAAGTGATTCAAAACAAAATATAGTAAATGTAATCACAAAACAATCAAAATTCAACTACTGGTACGGCAACGTAACTTTCAAATTGAAAGGATGTGATTTTGTATCATTAACATGTGATACAACAAAACTTTTTGAATTTTCAAGATTCCCATATGTAAAACCAAGAGGAGAATTATATATTCATGCTTTACCAACACTTGTAGATTTCAATTATCTCACAGTATGTGATGGTAATCCAAAATTAGAACCATTTGAAACTAGTGAACAATCAGTAGAAGAAGTATTGATTGGGTGCTGGCAAAAATTAAACGGTTCGGGAGATAACACAAAATGGTTAGAGAAAAATGAAAGCATAAAAGTAGACCTTGTAGAAACACCAGGACACAATTATAATGTAGGGGATTTTGTATATGTAAGATTCCCAGATTCAGAGGTGTTCAAAGCACAAATAACAGAAATAAGTTATAATCCTTATCTAAATGGTGATAAAGAGATTAAAATAGGTAATGTTAAACGAGAGAGTGTAATATGACTAAACTAACTGAAAATGAAAGAAAAGCATTAAATAATGCATGTGCAAGATTAAGAGAAACAAACCTAGGCACAAAAATAGGAAACATTGAAGATTTCCTAGACATTGACATATTAAAGACAGATGCCAATACAGTAAGTAAAGCCATTGATGAATTGTTCGACAAATGGGCAAATCCATTATTAAATATTACAGTACCTCCACCAGGTTTTTTCACTTTAGCAGGAGATGTTGAAGGAAATCTATGGTGTTATTGTAATGATGAAACCCACCCTCCAGTATTTGAGCATGATGAAACTACTGGTGATTTATATTTAAATATAGCTAGTGAAGATGGAGCAAATAGTTATCAGGTACATGTTGGCAATTATATTGCTGTTAAACATTTAAATGATTATTATAAGAAAACAGAAATTGATTCAAAATTAGGTGGGAAATCAAATGTTGGACATAATCATGATGAAAGGTATTATACTGAAACTGAAATAGATGCGAAAGTAAATAATATTAATTCTCAGATAAATTCATTAATTGGTTTTACAGCAACAATAGTAAATTCATTACCTTCTACAGGTGAAGTTGGAGTAATGTATTTAAAATTAAATACTTCAGCTTCTGTTGAGGGTAATATTTATGATGAGTATATTTGGGTTAATAATAAATTTGAGAAAATTGGTTCAACTGAAACAACAGTTGACTTATCAGGGTATGTTACACAAACAGAAATGAATACTCAATTAGCAAATAAAGCAAATACTAACCACAGCCATACAAGTGATAGTATAGACCTTGAGGAGGGTGGTGATGATGGTATGTGGGTGTATGAATATGGAATTAATAGACAGTCATCTGTAAATGGTTTTGTTTACGACCATGAAAAAAAATTAGAGAATATTGATGATGGGGCTAATAAAACAGTTGTTGATTCTAGTTTATCTTCATCTTCAAAGAATCCTGTGCAGAATAAGGTGGTAAATAGTGCTTTGAATGGGAAATCAAATACTGGGCATGAGCATACCAGTGATGAAATACATTATGCATATAATCAAAATGTGAGTGTAACAACAATTTTGGAGAATAAAGCCGCGAAAAATCATACTCATGATTATATTCCCTCTACTGTTTCACAAACTGTTTTTGGTAGTGGGGATTCAAAAGTTACTGCTACACGACAGGGGAACGTTGTAACTTTAAGATTATATCTTGCTGGAGAATTTACAGAATCATGGAAACAATGGTGTACAATCACCGATTCCCAATACCTCCCTGATACTGATGAGGGATTTACGGATTTTGGAATATCCTCCAGTCATGGAACACACATGTTGCTTCGTATTAATTCTGATGGAAGAGTGAGAACAGGATATGGGCAGAATAAAACCGGTTACTGTTATCAAACAATTACATTCTTAAAAAATAACTGATTATGGAGGATTGGTGATGGTTAAAAAAATATTAATTGGAAATTTCAAAGGACCAAAAGGCAATACTGGACCAACAGGACCAACAGGTCCTAAAGGTGATAAAGGAAGTAAAGGTGATACTGGACCTGCAGGAAAAGATGGTAAAGATGGAAACATTGAAACACCCACAACTATTTTAAATAAATTAAAAGAAGTGGATGGAGCAGGTTCAGGTTTAAATGCAGATTTGGTGGATGATGAACATTCTGAAACATTTGCAAGACAAGAAATATTAGAAACCACAATGGATGATTTAAAAAACACTAGATTAGTAATGGGTCGTTTATCAGACCTTGCGGGAGAAGATGGAGTTAAACTAGAATTAAATTATGGAAATTCTGTTTACGGTAAAATTATTTCTTCCAATCCTGAAATTAACACAGGGGAAAATGCGGTAATTAATTTTATTGTAAATGGTGTTTCTTATGAAAGAACAACTGATGCTAATGGTAGAGCAATACTGCTGATT